ATGAAGTTATGCAGTTCTTTCAAATTACACAAGGACTTGGCCCATCTGGTGCTGTAGCAGTTAAGCCGGAAGCTATTGCAGATTTTGTTGCAGATAAATTAGGTATCTCTTCTGAACTTAGAACAAGTGATGAAGAAAGAAGAGCTATCGAAGAACAAGCTATGAAAATAGCAGAACAAAGTTTACAAGCCGGACAAAATCAAGTCAATGCACAGGCCCAGGCTAAAGCTAATGGCAAGAAAGAACCAACTCCAGCTCCACAAGCTCAAGCTCCTGAAGCTGCATTAGAAAAAGAAATGAGAGCTTAATGGCTGAAGGCTGGGATGGTATTGAGTTAGCAGATAAAAAGCCGGTTGATGAACAAGAAGATTTAGATATACTCTATAAAAGAACTTTTACTAGCGAAGAAGGCAAAAGAGTTTTAGAACATTTAAAAAATAAAACTATTGAACAGCCTACTTGGGTTCCTGGTTCTGGACATGAATTAGCTTATGCTAGAGAAGGACAAAATAGTGTAGTAAAAGATATTATGAGACGCATAGAAAGGGCGAAAAAATAACATGGCTGAACAACAACAAGAACATACAGAAGATAACAAAGCACAAGGTTTAGTGTCTGAAGCAAACTCTGAACCAAAAAAAGAAGAAGTTCAACAAGAAGATATAGCTCATAAATATCCTGATGAGGCTACAGTTAAAACTGAAGAAAAAAAGGATGCTGAATTTGAAAGACCGGAATGGCTTCCTGAAAAGTTTTGGAACAAAGCTGATGGCATTGATGTTAAATCCTTATCTAGTTCTTATCAATCATTAGAAAAAAAATTAGGTTCTCAAAACAAAGCTCCTAAAGAATATGATGTATCTCTATTAAAAGATATTCCAGAAGAAGATCCTTTAAAGAAACAATATATTAAATGGGCAGACGATAATAAAATAAGTCAAGAGGCTTTCAACGAGTTAGCTGGTTCTTTTCTTGAAATGAATAAATCTGCTCAAGAGCAGGATACTATTAATATTGAAACAGAAAGAAAAAAACTTGGGCCAAATGCAGATCAATTAATTAATGGCAGCGTAGAGTGGGCGCAGTCTTTAGTTAAAAAAGGTGTTTGGGGAAATGATGACTTTGAAGAATATAAAGTTTTTGCAGGTACTGCTGAAGGATTAAATGCTCTTAATAAATTAAGAAGATATTACGAAGGGCCAATTATTCCAACTGCTCCTATAGATGTTGAGGGAATGCCAAGCGATGAAGAACTTCAAGCTATGGTGGCAGATCCTAAATATAAAACAGATCCAGGGTTTAGAAAGAAAGTAGAAAATCTTTTTGACCAAAGATATCCTGGTACTGCTACATCAACTGGAGAAATTATCTAGTGCCGAGAAATTATTCTAAAGAGTATAGAGAGTATCATGCAAAGCCTGGACAGAGAAAGAATAGGTCTAAAAGAAACTCTGCACGAAGATTAATGAGAAAAAAACTAGGCGAAGGAAGGATTAGAGGCAAGGACATAGATCACAAGGATAAAAATCCTAGAAACAACTCAAGAGGAAATTTAAGAGTTCTATCCAAATCAATCAATAGATCGGTACGATAAATAATTATTAGTTGTTCACTTTACAAATACAATTTTTAATTATATTAATCTAATTGGCGATAACCGATTTTTATATGGCCGTCTGGCTGGTAAGAAATTACCAAATTCAGCCAGGGGTTTTTTCCCTGATAACTGAGAAATTAACCGCATCTTATGAGAATATGTTTAAGTTCTTATTTGATGTTTTATTAATGTTAAACAGGAGAAAAACTTATGGCACAGTCAATAACCAATGCTTTTGTTACTCTCTTCGATGCTGAAGTCAAACAGGCTTTTCAGGCAGAAAGTGTTCTGCGTAGTGCTGTTAGATTAAGATCTGGAGTGAGAGGAAACACTTACAAGTTTCCAAAACTAGGCAAAGGATCAGCGACTGCTCGTATTCCTCAAACCGATGTAACACCATTGAACGTAACTTATTCGCAAGTTTCGACTACAATGTCTGATTACAACGCTGCGGAATACTCTGACATATTTCATCAAGCAAAAGTTAATTTTGATGAAAGATCAGAGCTTGTTCAAGTTGTCTCAAAGGCAATCGGTAGAAGATTAGACCAGTTAATTATTGATGCAATAGACGCAGCATCAAGTCCATCAACTGTTGCAAAAACAGTTGTTACTTCTGGAACAGCCGCTTCATCGAATTTGAATGTTGGAAAGCTAATAGCTGCTAAAAAAGCACTAGACGCTAAAAATGTTCCTTTCGATGATCGTTTCATCGTATGTCATGCTAATTCATTAGCAGGACTATTAGGCGATGAAAGAGCTATTTCGGGAGACTATGCTGCAATAAAAGCATTAGTATCTGGCGATATCAATACGTTCCTTGGCATGAAATTCATAATAGTTGGAGATCGTGATGAGGGAGGTTTACCATTGTCTACAAACGACAGGTCTGTATTTGCATTCCATCGTTCAGCAGTTGGCATGGCGGAAAATATGTCTCAGAAAACTGAGATTAACTATGTACCAGAAAAGACATCTTTTTTGGTTAATAGTATGTTTTCAGCAGGTTCAGTTGCGATTGATGACGAAGGTATTGTAGATATAACTTGTGATGAAAGCTAACAGAGGAGAATAATTATGGCATATAGTGCGACAGGGTTACAACCCATTGGTGGTCAATCTAAAGCAGGTAATGCTCCTCAAGTTTGGAGCTACACATCTACGGATGCTGGAAATACAATAAGAGTAGCTGGATATTTTAATTCGGCTGCTGACTTACTAAAAGTTGGCGATCTTATGTATATTCATCACACTACTGGTGGAACTAGGGGATATCTTTTATCTCCAGTTGTTTCTAATACCGGTACTGTTGTTGATATTGCAGATGGCTTAGCCATTGCTGCAGATGACAGCGACTAGAGACTAACAAGAGGGCAAAACCTTAAAAACATGGGTAGGCGAGAAATCGCCTACTCATTAAAAGAAAAGAGATTTATATGGCTAGTGGAGATACACAGGTAACGATTTCAAATACTGCACTTAGAATGCTAGGTGCTAATGCTATTACTAGCTTTACTGATGGATCGGATGCAGCAGCAATTTGCTCTGCTCTTTATCCAAGTATAAAAGATCAATCTCTAGGAATGTATCCCTGGAGTTTTGCAAAGAAGAAAGTAACCTTATCAAGATCTGCAACAGCTCCAACTAATGAATGGCAGTATGCATATCCAATTCCTTCAAATGTTTTAAATAATCCTTTTGCAGTTTATAATTCTGCATCAATCGGAGTAGTTCCAATGACTAATTATGAAATTTATGCAAACTCTTCTGGAGGAAGAGATGTGTATACCAATGATGCAATAATTGTTATTGATTATATTGATAACCTTATTTCAGAAGGAGCAATGCCAAAATATTTTATTCAATTAATGAATTATATGATGGCCTGGCATTTAGCGGAACCAGTAACAGATCAAATTCAAAAAGCTGAATGGTGGAAAAATGTAACCATTGGGCCACCTTCAGAAAATGGTAGAGGAGGATATATAAGACAAGCAATGAATATTGATGGTCGTAATCAACCATCTTATGCGATTGGTAGCTTTCCTCTTACTGAAAGTAGAAATTAGGAAAATGTATATCAATGTCAAGAATTATAAAAGTTCAAACTAATTTTACCAATGGAGAATTTGATCCTTTACTTCAAGGAAGATTAGATATCCAACAAAGATATAATGCACTCGCTAGAGCTAGAAATATTTTAATTCAGCCTCAAGGTGGATGCACACGAAGGCCCGGCTTACAATTCATTAGTGATGTTGGAGCTGTAGCTACAGATATAGCAGATGGATCAAGATTAGTTCCTTTTGAATTTAGTACAACACAATCCTATATGCTTTTATTTACAAATAATAAAATGTTTGTATTTAAAAACAAAGCATTAGTTACCAATATTAATTCTTCAGGTAATAATTATTTAGTAACAACCATTGCTGGATCTAAATTAAGTACAATTGATTGGTGTCAATCCGCAGATACTTTAATTGTAACTCAAGAAGATGTAGCTCCTAAAAAAATTATTAGAGGAGGAACCGATGCTACTTGGACAATAGCAGATCTGGCTTTTGACTTTGTTCCTCAGTTTGCTTTTACTTTAGCTTCTAGTGAACCAGCAGTAACCTTAACTCCAAGTGCTGTTGATGGAAATATTACATTAACTACGAGTGGAGCTGCTTTTACTTCAGGTTCTGTCGATCAGTATGTTGAAGCGAATGATGGATTGGGCCGAGCAAGAATTATAGGATATACATCAACTACTGTAGTCAATGCTGTTGTGGAAATTCCATTTTTTAATACTACAGCTATTGCAGGTGGAAGCTGGACATATGAAACAGGTTATGAAGATGTCTGGTCATCAAGCAAAGGCTATCCAAGAACTTCAACTTTTTATGAAGGCCGATTATATTTTGGTGGAACTAAAAATAGGCCCACAACAATTTTTGCATCCAGAGTAAATGATTTTTTTGATTTTAATCCTGGCGAGACTTTAGATGACGATAGCCTGGAAGCGACACTAGATACCGATAGCGTTAATGCAGTTATTGGAATATACGCTGGAAGAGATTTACAAATCTTTACCAAAGGTGGAGAGTTCTTTTTGGCGCAATCTGATTTAGATCCTATTACTCCAAGCAATATTGTAATTCGTACTTCAACTAAACGAGGAGCTAAAGCTGGAATTAAACCAGTAGGAGCAGAAAGTGGAACTTACTTTATACAAAGAACAGGAAAAGCAATAAGAGAATTTTTATTTTCTGATGTAGATCTTTCTTATGTTACTCCAAATATTTCTTTATTATCTTCCCATTTAATTTCTTCGCCATCCGATATGGCTTTAAGAAAAGCAACTTCTACAGATGATGGAGATCTTTTATGTATTATTAATAGTACCGATGGATCTTTAATTACTTATTCTATATTGAGAGGACAAAATGTTGTAGCTCCATCGCTTTGCACAACAAATGGAAAATTTATTAATTTAGGTGTTGATGTGGATACGCTTTATTTTTTAGTTACAAGACAATTGCCTACACAAGCTACTTTCACAATTACAGTAACAGATGCAGCTAACATTGCGGTAGGCAGCACCATAACAATTACAGATAATGCTGGTACATCCACAACCATGACTGCTACCAATGATGATCCTGCTGAAGCCTTAGAATTTTCAGTTGGTGGTTCAAGAACGAATGCTGATGTAGCAGATAATATTGCTGTAGGAACTGGTGGAGTTCTTGGTATTAATGCTTTAGCGGGATATGCAGCTCCAAATCCGTCTGCCAATGTCATTACAGTTACGAGGGCGGTAAAAGGTGGAGATAACTTAACTGTAACTTCTTCTGATAATACAAGAATAACTTGTACCAATTTTACAGGAGGAACAACAGCCGACAAATATTATATTGAGGCTTTCAATGACGATATGACTACAGATGGCGCAGTCCAATATCCTTTAATGGGAAGTTTACCAACGACAACAACTATGACTGGCTTATCTCATTTAGAAGGTTTTCCAATTAAGGTGGCAGCCGATGATGGAATGCAATCGAATAAAGAAGTTATAAGTGGCAATATTACTTTGGATCGAGTTCCAACTTCTTTTGTAGAGGCAGGTTTAGATTATACAGTTGAAATTAAAACTCTTCCGGTTGAAACACAAATTCCAACAGGTTCAACAACTACAATATTACCTTTCCAAAAAAGAATATTAGAAAGCACAGTTGTTTTATACTTAACTCAAAATTTAACTTTAGAAGGAACAGACCTTCCATTTTATGATTTAAACACTTACTCAGCAGGAGATGGGATTTCATTTTTTACCGGGAATAAAAGAAGATACCCAATGACCAAGTATGATGAGTATGGACAATTAACATTATCTCAATCACAACCTTTATTTTTTAACTTGTTGGCTATAGAATATCAAGTTAGTACGGAGACAGAATAATTATGAGTTGGTTTCAAGTTTTATATGTAGCAGGATCAATAGCTCAAGCGTATGGCAATTTATATGCAGCCTATGCTCAAAAAGCTGCTTATGATGCCAAGGCTGATTGGTCTTTACGAGAATATAAAAGTAAAAAATTAGATGCCAAGGCAGATGGAATACAAGTATTAAAAAGATTAAATTCAAATCTTGCAACCATTGTAGCTAATGGTGCTGCGGGTAATGTAATGACAACTTCAGGATCAATCTATATGCAAAAGATTATGAGTGTTAGAAGAGGCTCTGAAGATTTTGGTCTTGCAGGGATCAATCAAACTCTAATGGAAAATATAGGTGCTGTACAATTTGCCAATCTTAAACAGGCTGGTAGGTACGCTAAGAAATTTGGTGTGATTAGTGCGATAGCAGGTTTAGGCATGTCTATTGCTAATT